AGAGTCCTGCAATTCTTTCAGTGGTGCCACAATTGCATCTAGACCACGGGCTGAGGCACGCTCAAATCCTTGGCCGCCAGTTGTGCTCATTGTTTGTTGCACATCCCGAAAGTTGCTTAACGTATTTTCTAGTGACATCGCCAATACTTTTTGTCCGTCGTATATTTTCTCTAGTTTTTTCATCAAGTCTTCGGCGTATGTGCCCTCCGCCTGCAAGGCCCGTATCCGCTCGCCAGCTCCCTGGCCATAGAGCTTCATTGCCAGCTCGTCACCAGGTTGAACATTGCCGGTAAGCAAACTGCTGACTTCTCCCCGCATTTGATACCCAGGAATATTGAGCGTGCCCATTGCCGCAGCGATACGGGTCGACAGCTTGGTGATATTGCTGAGGTTTTCGCCCGCCTTGCCCAGGCCAGAGTTGTTCTGGCTGATGATGTTGAAGGCGTCGTACACCTGACTGGAGGTAGCGCCAGAGATTTGGGCCACTTCCTTTTGGATTTCCTTGAATTCGCCTGTGATCCGGCCGCGGAGGGCCCGCATCTGGTTTGATGTGCCCTCAATGGCTTTGCCGTCCGGGCCGATCACGGCAAAAGCCTGTGAAGTGAATATCGAGGCCTCAGCCACCTGTTTGTTGAATTCGCCCGTCTGCCTAGAGAGGGCCTGCAAAGGCCCGGTGATTGAACCAACGGCCGCGGCCAAACCGTTGAAGATCGCCTGCATGCCCATTGCCGCCAGGCCGATTTCTCCCAGGATTGGCACTGCCACCCCGGCCGCCCGGCTGAGGCCGGCGAGGCCACCGGCCATTGTTGAGATGCCGCCAGAGCCACCATCGGCGTTTTTGCCCACTTTGGTGAGCATGTCTGCCAAGCCCTGCCAAGCAGATCCTTCTCCTTGCATGCCCCGGCTCAGGGCCTCAAGCGAGCTGCGCAGGCCCACCAGCTTCTGCTGGAGGCCGTTCACCTCGCGGGTGGCGTTGCCGGTTTCGGCGTCAAATTTGACCTTGATGCCTTGCTTTTCTAATTGATCGGTATATCGACGCAGCTTTTCCAGTTCTTTGTCCAGCTCGCTGCGATTGCCATAGAGCCGCAGTACGGCAGCACCAAGATCAACTTCTCCTCCTGCTGCCAACGAACCAATTGCCTGTTGGTCATTCTGCCGGTTTCATGGTCGAGCGAATGTCCTCCGCCAGCAGGGCGACGAGGGCCATAGGCAGACGCCTGGCGCGAATCAGCCCCTCGATGGTGGCGATCACGGCTGGCTTGATGTTGGGCTTGCCACCAGGGGGTGGCGCCAAGAAGGGCAGGAATTCGGTGTGGTCGCTTTTGGCCGTGCCCTGGGAGCCGATCGCCAGGACAATCGCCGCCAGCCGGGCCGTGGTGTGGGAGAGGATGTTGGCCTTCTGCTGGTCATGCTCATTGAGCCATTCGATCGCCTTGAAAATGTGACCGACTGGTTGCAAATGGAATTGGTCTGCATGAAAGCGAGGATCATGCAGATCAGAACTGGCCAGGCGAAAATAGATGCTATCCCAATCGGTTGGTTTTCGCTCTAAAAACGCCCGTAGGTTTGCTATTTGTTTGTGGATGGTTTGCTTTCTGGCGCCACCTGGGGCTTTCCCTTCGCGGCACTTCCCGCCTCCCCCGCCTCCCCCGGCGTGGGGCCGCCCTTGCCTTCTTGCACCATGAAATTGATGATGGCGGTGCGGAGTCTGCCCGGCAACGCCTGGGAGTCTGCATCGCTCCAGCTTTCTCGCAGGGGTTGCCATTCGCCATCTACCTGGGCGGAGCCGCGGCTGAGCACCGCCAAGGTGATCATGCGGGTGTTCTGCTCCTCCTTTGCGGGCATCAGGGCGGCAACGCCCCCAAAGCCGCCTGGGGGGCCCCATTTCATGGCCACGGAGATCTTGAGAGCCGCATCGGTGTCCGGGCTGCTCAGCAGGGCAAAGGCCTCATCGGCATCCATCCCAGAATCCGGGTGCTCGCCAATGGTTCGAGCGATTTCACTTACCTGCAGCATCAACTGGGCCGATTCCCGTTGCTGACGGTCGTATTCCTCAATCTCTCCACCTAGCAAATCGTTGTATTGCCGCAATCGAATTGGCCCGAATTCAACAAATTGTTGTTCAAATGATGCAAAGACTGCATCCCTTGCCTTGGTCGTCATTCGAGTTTTTTGTAGGGAAGGCTTGCGTTATAGATCTTAAGTCTTTCGTTTGCATTCACGCAGGCTGATGGGAGCATTACGGCGCATCGATCGCCCCCATAATCAGCTTCCGATGTCACCTGGGCCCATTCATGACCAAACGATGGCTCGATGATCATCACGGCTACCTCCATGCGATTGCCGGCCACTTCGCAGTGGATCAAATGGCAGGAGCCGTCCCCTGCCGCAAATAGGGGGTAGAAGCCGGGGTCATTCATCGTTGGCCCCGGCCGGCAGTCAGGCTCACGCAGTCCTGAACGTGGTGCTGAAGCCCTGCAGGGACTTGCGCACACCGTTGGCCGATGCGTTGTTGGAGGCGTCCACCGACTGCTGAATGGCGCCATCGGCCACTCGCAGCCGCAGGATTGTGGCAGCCGGCAGAGAAGCGGCCGGGGTGATCGTCACCACGTTGGATGCCAGCGCCACGCCCGCCAAGATCTGGATGCCTGAGGAGGCATTTTCCAGGCGGAAACCGCCGCCACCGGTTGGGGGAAGGGCCAGTTGTGTCAGGGCAGCGGTGCCATCAATGGTGTAGGTGACGGTGATCGCGGCCGAAACTGCCACGGCCGATGCGTTGTCCACCGGAGAGGTGGCCCAGCGGCGGGTTCCCGAGCTCGCAGCCGTTGCCAGCTGGGTGGATTGGATCGCACCGATCGACAGGGGAGTGGCACCGGCGTCATAACGACCAAAAACGGGCCGACCGCGACTGTTGACATCAAAAGTGATCTTGGTAAGACTTTCGCTTGCCGAAGGGTCGTTATAGCCTCTGATTACGCCATTAAATCCAGCAAAGTCATAGATAAAGTTGCCTGTTGATCCTTGCGCCCTGCCCATTTCCTTGAGTATTTCAAAATAAACTTCATAGTCTTTGTCATATCGTGATCTTTCAACAATCGCAAAGTCTTCCGAATAATCGCCACGAATTTCAGGAACAGTAGACCCCCCAGGTACTTCAATATTTTTCATAAAGAAACTTTCGCACGATGCCGAAAGCTTTGATGCAGTTGTCACCGAGTCAAACCAGCCATCATCACCGAACAGACGAAATTCTTCTTCCCTATCATCGACCTTGAATCCGCATTTAGTAATACCCTGCATTTCTATGTAAGCCTGTCCCGTTGCCAAGGTTGGCAACGTGATCATTCCGGCGCCATCTCGAGTGGCAAAATAACGGTTTGGCAGGGTTGGAATAACCATCCGCAACAAGCTGCGGTTGGCCTTGTGTATGCTTCCACCAATTGCAAAGTCAGCCATTGTGCCTCAGTTGTGGGGGGGGGATTTAAGTGAGTTGAGTTGGTTGAATAGTAACGACATCCGGCAGCTCCACATTCAGCTGCTCGTAGGTGTCGTCGGTGGCAGGACGGGGGCGCCGTTGCGCATCCGGGAAGGCCCGGAAAATCAACAGGTCGATGTCATCCAGGGTTTGGGTTGAGTCGTAACAGACAAATGTCAGCGACCAAATGCGTTTGGCAATAATTGTGCCGATGCCGCCCAACCCCTGCCGAACAGGGCGGCGCTGCAGAACGGCCTCAATGCCGCGGATCTTCCAATCCGGAGGCACCCTATGCTGCCCTTTGCCGCCGCCGGTGATCCAAAAAGCCGGCTTGGTTGCCCCAGAGGGCAGGATGTAAACGCCCAGCTGGGCGCCGAAGAGATCCAGCAGCTGCTCTCGGATCTGGAGCAGGTTGGGGCCACGTTCGACCAGCTGGTCGCTCATGCCACTTCCTCAGGCTCTTTCCCATCACCCTGACGCATCATGGCCAGTGCAAAGCGCCGCTCGAAATACTCCTGGAGGGTGGTGCGGTCATAGAGCACCGGCCGGGTCCAGGGCCGGGCCGGCATCGTCAGGGCCTGCCCGTTGCTGCCGGTGCGCTTGAACACCGCACCGTCATGCACAGGAGCTGCATACCCAACTTCCCAGATGAAACGAATCTCTATGCGGCTATCAACCGTTTCGGGCCCGTCCACCCGTAGAGATTTGGCAAGGTTTCCGTTATCCACGATGTCCCGGGGTGAGGGATCGGTGGGCCAGTTCCATTTGGCCTCCCGGATTTCGGCAGTAAAGCTTTGAGCCAGGTAGGCCGCAAAATCAGCGAAGGTTTCATCAAGGGCACTATTGATCCGCAGGTCGACCATTGGCATCAGGGGCTGCCTCCCACGATGGTGAATTTGCCCTGAATCGCTTGGCGGATGGCAGGCAGGCCGACACGGTTGATGCCGATGTCTGGCCGCAGCTCAAAGGTGCCGCTGTGGCCATTGATGGTGGCCTCTGCCCGGGAGCCACTGGTGAGCCGTGGATCCAGGGTGGGGGGCTCCAGCAGCC